CTAAACATCCAGAAACAACTATTCTATATGTATCTGCTACGGCAGACTTAGCTGAGAAACAGCTGTATGCGATTAAACAGATTATTGATAGTCCTATCTATAGACGTTACTGGTCAGAGATGATTAATCCTGATGAAGGTAAACGTGAGAAATGGGCAGTAGCTGAGATTGCAGTTGATCATCCTCAACGTAAACTGGAAGGTATTCGAGATGCAACCTGTAAAGCCGTTGGACTTACATCAAATACTACAGGCTTTCATGCTGATGTTGTTGTTCTTGATGACATTGTTGTACCTGGTAACGCTTATACTGAAGATGGTCGTGATAAAGTATCCTCAGCATACTCACAATTAGCTTCTATTGAGAATCCAGGAGCACTTGAATGGGTAGTAGGTACGAGATATCATCCAAAAGATATCTATGATACCATGATCAATATGAAAGAAGTGCACTACAATGAAGCTGGTGAAGTAGAATTAGAAGAAGAAGTCTATGAGCTCTTCCAAAGAGTAGTTGAAACAGATGGTGAGTATCTTTGGGCTAAACAAACTCGTGCAGATGGTAAAACATTTGGATTTGACTCTAAAGAACTTGCAAGGATTAAAGCTAAATATGTGGATCAAACTCAATTTTATGCTCAGTATTATAACAATCCGAATAGTGGAGATACTGCTAGGATTGATTCAGATAAGTTCCAGTATTATGATAGAGCAGTCCTCCAAAATAAAGAAGGTGACTGGTATATACGAGATAGAAAACTTAGTGTGTATGCTGCTATTGACTTTGCGTTCTCATTAAGAAAGAAAGCTGACTATACTGCTCTTGTTGTAGTTGGTGTAGATCATCAAGGTAACTTCTACATACTAGATATTGATAGATTTAAAACTGATAGAATCATTGAATACTATAACCATATAGTGACTGCTTGGGAAAAGTGGGGATTCAGGAAGTTAAGAGCTGAGATTACTGTAGCTCAACAAACGATTGTTAAGGAACTCAAAGAGAGTTATCTTAAACCAAATGGAATTGCTTTATCTATAGATGAATTTAGACCAACAAGACATCTAGGTGATAAAGAAGAACGTGTTGGTGCTGTACTTGAACCAAAGTATGATAATATGCAGATATGGCATTATAAAGGTGGTAATTGTCAGACTTTAGAAGAAGAGTTAGTAATGGCTCATCCTCCTCATGACGACATTAAAGACGCTTTATCTAATGCTATATCAATCGCAATCATACCTAAACAAAGAGTTGGTTCATTTAGTTTAGGACAAAATGTAATGACACACTCACGCTTTGGTGGTGTCTCTTTTTAAGGAAAAAACATGGCTGGAAAAGTAGCTCAAATTAGAGAATTGATGGCAGGTGATACACTTGCTAGACAACTATCAGGTTTATACAATAACTGGTGGATTCAACGTAGACAAAAAGAAGAAGAGTGGAGAGAACTCCGTAACTATCTATTTGCTACAGATACTACTAAAACAACTAATTCTAAGTTACCTTGGAAGAATAAGACTACTCTACCTAAACTTACACAGATTAGAGACAATCTTCATGCGAACTACATGGATGCTTTATTCCCTAATGACAACTGGATGAAGTGGGAAGGCTATAACCTAGAAGACTCTACTCAAAAGAAAAGACGTGCTATTGAGTCTTATTTAAAGAATAAGATCAGAGAATCTGGCTTCAGAGAAACAGTTTCACAGCTTCTTTATGATTATATTGACTATGGTAATGTATTTGCTGAAGTAACTTATGTAAACCAAGTCCATAAAGATCCATATACTGGTGAAGAAATTACTACATACCGTGGTCCAAAACTTGCTAGAGTATCACCATTTGATATCGTATTCAATCCTACAGCAGCTAGCTTTGCTGAATCACCTAAATTTACTCGTTATGTTAAATCTCTTGGTGAACTTAAGAAAGACATCCAATATCGTCCAGACTTAAATTATGATGAAAGTGCGTTTAAACGTGCTACAGAGTTCCGTAGACATCTATCTGCTTTCCAAATGGAAGATATTAACAAGTCAGAAGGTTATATCATTGATGGTTTTGGTTCTTTACAAGAATACTACCAATCAGGATTAATTGAGATCCTTGAGTTTGAAGGTGATATCTATGATGAAACTAAAGACGAATTACTTGAGAAACGTATTATTACTGTGATTGATCGTCAATATGTTATCCGTAACATTGAGAATCCATCATGGTTAGGTAGAGATTCTAAACACCATGTAGGTTGGAGAACTCGTCCAGATAACCTCTATGCTATGGGTCCTTTAGACAATTTAGTAGGTATGCAATACCGAATTGACCATCTAGAGAATCTTAAAGCTGATGCTCTTGATTTAACTATTCATCCACCTCTTAAGATTAAAGGTGATGTAGAACCATTTATGTGGGGTCCAGAGTCAACTATTCACATTCCTGAAGATGGTGATGTCGTTGCTATGCCTCCTAACCAAGCTGCTTTCCAAGTTAATAATGAGATTGGTGTTATTATTCAACTTATGGAAGAGATGGCTGGTGCACCTAAAGAAGCTATGGGATTCCGTAGTCCAGGTGAGAAAACTGCTTTTGAAGTACAGCAACTGCAAAATGCTGCAAGTCGCATCTTCCAACATAAGATTAACAAATTTGAGATTGAATTCCTAGAACCAATCCTCAACACTATGTTAGAAGTATCTAAACGATATATGGATATTGCGGAAGTTGCTAGGGTAATGGATGATGATCTTGGCGTAGCTGACTTCATTTCTATTACGAAAGAAGATATAACAGCAAAAGGTAAGCTTCGTCCTATTGGAGCTAGACATTATGCTGCTAGAGCACAGCTCATTCAAAATATGCTAGGTGTCTTTAATAGTCCTATGGGTCAAATGATAGCTCCACATCTCTCATCTAAACGCTTAGCGTCAATGATTGAAGAGTATATGGGCTTTGAACAATATGAGTTTATTAAGGATAATGCTGCTATATTTGAACAAGCCGAGACTCAAAAACTTGTAAATCAAGTACAACAGTCAATTCAAACTGAACAAGCCACACCAGGATTAGAGGAACAAATGCTTATGCAACAAGAAGAAGCCCTTAATCCTAATGCTGGTATGATGTAAGTTTAACTTGACTTTTTAACAAAACTATGGTATAATTATTATATGGATTTAAAATCTGACAAAGCTAAAAGCTTGACTAAAAACCAGGTATTTTTAGAGCTTAGAAAGTATATCCGAGAACAGATTGATTTGTCAAACCGTAAGTCGTTAGATGAGGATAATTTCTCTCTTCCAGCATGGTCTGAACATCAAGCGTACCAATTAGGCTTCCAAAAAGCCTTTCTTAAACTATATAATCTTATTCCTGACCAAGGAGAAATAAATGACAGAAGTAACAGCAACACAAGTAACGAATAACGAGCCAAGTACCAACGAGGTTCAAACACAAGATAGCCAAAAACCACAGTTTCAGATTCCGACAGAAGCTGCTGACTTTGTAGGTGATGGCAAGAAGTATAATTCTGTAGAAGATGCGTTAAAATCAGTTCCTCACGCACAGAAGCATATTCAAACTTTAGAGTCTGAATTAGCTACTTTGAAGGAAGAACTCACTAAACGTAAGACTGCAGAAGAACTTCTAGATGAATTGAAGTCTGGCATCCAACAACCTGAGAATACCACTCAACCTGCTGGAATAGATCAAGATACAATTACGAACCTTTTAAATCAAACTCTAGAGAATAGAGAAAAACAAGCTAAGGCTAAGGCTAATGCCGATTCAGTAGCTCGTAAATTTGTAGAAAAATATGGCGATAAAGCTGAAGAAATCTACAATAAAGTTGCTCAAGAGAGTGGTTTAAATGTTCAGCAATTAAATAACTTGGCAGCTAGCTCTCCAAATGTTGTATTAAAACTTTCAGGATTAGAAGGTACATCTACACCAGTAGGTAAACCCACTAGTTCTGTAAACACAGAGGCACTCAATACTAAAGTTGATCCTAATCAGCTTTCAGCTAGAGTTAAACCTGGTGCTACTACGAAAGATTTAGTTAATGCTTGGAAGATTGCTGGTGAAAAAGTTAAATCTCAACTTAACTAATAAGGAAATATTATGTCACAATTAACTTCAAATACTACTGCTTTTATTGAAGCACAACAGTATTCTCAGTTCATTCTTGACAACTTACACGACTTCTTATTGCCAGAAGGTTTATACAGAGATGTAACAGACTTCGGATCTGGTACTACTTTAAACATTAAGACAGTTGGTACAGTTACACTTCAAGATGCTGCTGAAGATACACCTTTAGCTTTTAATCCTATCGACACAGGTACAATCACACTTTCTATCACTGACTATGTTGGTGACGCTTGGAAAGTTTCTGATGAACTTCGTGAAGATGGTGCTCAAGTTGATGCACTTATGTCAATGCGTGCTATGGAATCTACTCGTGCTCTTGGTGAAAACCACGAATCACGTTTCTTAGCTGTAGCAAACGGTGCACAAACTAATGCAAACGTAAACTTAGTAAATGGTCGTCCACATCGTTGGGTAGCTGGTGGTTCAGGTGCTTCAACTCGTGTTATGACTTTAAGCGACTTTATTGCTATGAAATTAGCATTTGACAAAGCTGGCGTTCCTGCTGGTGGTCGTATCGCTATTGTTGATCCAATTGTTGAAGCTACTTTAAATAGCATCACCAACTTGGTATCTGTTTCAAACAACCCAATGTTCGAAGGTATCGTAACATCAGGTTTTGCTCGTGATCATAAGTTTGTTAAAAACATCTTCGGTTTCGATGTATGGACTTCTAACTACTTACCAGTTAAAACTGCAACTGAGGCATTAAATGCTTCTTCTTACGGTTTAGCTAATGACACTGCAGAAATTGGTGACGTTGCTAACGTATTCATGAGCGTAGCTGATGATTCAACAAAACCAGTTATGCACGCATGGAGACGAGCTCCTAAGACAGAAGGCTGGAGAGACAACGAAGAACGTGCTGATAAGTATCAAGTAACATCACGCTTCGGTTTCGGTGCCCAACGTGTTGACACACTTGGCGTTATTTTAACAAGTGGTTCTACATACTAAGGAGATATAATATGACATTCGAAATTGATGCAAAACGTGGCGTTGCAAACCACTATGGTGTTAGAACAACAAACGGTAAGTTTGGTGCTCAACAATCAACAAAGAACGGTATCGTTAAGTCAGCTGTATGGGACTTTGATTACAATGATCTTCCTAACTACGGAAGTAATGGTCTTCAACTTTCTATCCCAGCTAACGCAACTATCGTTTCAGCTAAATTATATGTTGACGTAGCATTTACTTCAACATCTACTACTACTGACTTGAATATTGGTCTTTATCAAGCTGGTGGTACTGTAATTGATGCTGACGGTCTAATTGCTGCTGCTGAGGCAACTCAAACAGCAATTGGTACTGCAGGTAATGTAGTTACTGGTGCAGGTGCTCTAGTTGGTAAAACAATTGGTGCTGCAGCTGGTGAACTAGTAGTTGCTCCTTCAGTTGATGACTTACTCACAGGTGCTGGTCGCATCGTTGTTGAGTATATCTACAACAAGGATTAAGTAACAAACTTGGATGGGCTCTTAGATTGCTAGGAGCCTCTCCATTTCTCTTATAAGGAATTCAAATGACGATCCAACACAAATTAATTACAGATCCAGACATCCACGAACCTAAAGGTGTAGCTGCTGCCGTTACAGGTAAAGTATACCAATCAGATGGAGCTGGTTCAGGATCTTGGGTCTATCCTCCAGGCAAACAACATGCCGAAATCTATATTGATGCAGGAGCAACTGCACAAACTCTTTCAGGTTCATCAGCTTACGCCAAACTAAATCCAGGTACAGAATGGACAGCTGGAGTATCTAATGTATTAACAGTATCTGCTACAAATGGAACAATCACACTTGGTGAAGCAGGTAACTATCTAATTAATTTCTGGTGCCAGTTTAGTACAGCTTCTTTAGCTTCTGGTACTCTTTATAACTTTAAATTTAACTTAGATGGCACTTCAAGTAGTAGAACACTAACAGTTTCTAAAACAAGTAATGGTTCTGATAAGTTACATATATCAGCAACTGGTTTAGTAACTGCTACTGCAGGTCAAGTATTATCTATCTATGTTGGTGGAGATGCAACATCATCATCTACCGCAATTACAGTTATTGAAGCAGGACTTTCTGCAGTTAAACTATAGGAATAAATCATGGCAAAAATGACTTTACTTGAAATGGTTCAAGACATCTTATCTGATATGGATTCAGATGAAGTCAACTCTATCAATGATAGTACAGAATCTCTTCAAGTAGCTCAAATTATTAAGTCTACTTACTATAACATTGTAGATGGTAAAGACTATCCATTCTTTAAAGAATTATTCCAATTAGATACAAGTGGTACAGTAAGTCGTCCTACACACATGAGATTACCTGAAACAATCATTGATCTTGAATGGATTAAATATGATTGTAAGAAATCAGGTGAGACTCGTAATCGTTATACTAAGATTGAATATAAGACTCCAGAAGAGTTTCTTGATATTGTAGATCAACGACTTAGTACTGCATCTAATATTCAAGTAGTTACAGATGCTACAGGTATTAAACTTAATATCTATAAAGATAAAGCTCCTACATACTTTACTTCTTTTGATGACGATTATCTTGTATTTGATGCTTTTAATAATACAGTAGAGTCTGCTTTACAAAATAGTAAGACACAATGCCATGGTAAACGATCAGTAACCTTTACTTTATCTGATTCATTTATACCTGATATTCCAGTTCAAATGTTTAGTTATCTTCTTAATGATGCTAAGTCAGCTTGCTTTGTAACATTAAAACAAATGGCTAATCCTAAGGTAGAACAACAAGCAGTATCTCAAAAACGTAGAATGAGTCAAGAAGCTTGGAAGATTAAGAATGGTATTACATATCCAAATTATGGACGTAAACAAAATACATCAGGAAAATACTAATGGTTATGCTCACAAGTAATACACCAGCATTTATTAATGCTCAACAATATGGTAAGAAATCTAAAAAGAAAGTAACTACTAAAAAAGTTAAAAAACAATCTAAAAAGGTAGGAAAATAATATGTCTACTATGCCAATTCAAAAGAAAAAGAAACTACCTCCAGGTAGCATTATACCAGATATGGAAGAAGTTCCTATGTCTGAGATCCAACGTGTTATGGATATGCAACAAGGTACTTTAGTTAGAAAAGCAATTGAACAAGGTACATTTACTTCACCAGCAGATGCTGCTAAAAACTCTATGACTATTACTGAAAAGATGCTTCAGGATGAACTTAAACGTAGAGAAATGATGAAGAAGAAGAAATAATGGCTGGTCCTTATTCTAAATTAAAAAGAGCACAAGAACCTGACTATGGTACTCGTTTAGATAATACTCCTAAAGAACGTGGTTTCTTAGGTGAAGTTAGATTACCTAATCAACGTGATGTAATGACTGAAGTATCTGTAGGTATGCCAGGAACTAAGGAAACATATAGACCTGCTCTTACTAAAGGCATTCATCCAGCTGATCTTAATTATATTAGAGAAACAGGTAAGGTACCTGAAGATGTTTATGCAACATCACAAAGAAGTGCAGAGAAACGTATAGCAGAAGGTAAGTCTCCATTTTGGAATAAACTACAAGATGAGTCTACTAAAACTACAGAATCTATGCGTCAAGATGAACTTAAAAGAAGAGAACTACTTAAAGGAAAAAAATGAGAGTATTAAGCGAACACGAAACAAGTGGTGGTAAGAAAGTACAAGTAATTATTGATCCAAAGACAGCTCACTACAAAGTCCAATTTGTTCCTGGTGGTGAATTACCACAAGAACTTACTGGTCTTTATACATCACTTGCTATGGCAAATGTTGCTGTTAATGCTTATTTATTAAAATCTGCTGAAACTAAAGCTAAAAAAGAAGAAAAAGTAGCCTTTACTCCTAAGGAAGACTAATGGCAGCTTTAACTGAGAAAGTCTATAGATCATTTATCAAGGGTCTTGTAACTGAGGCTAGTCCTCTTACATTCCCTGAAAATGCTTCTATTGATGAGCAAAACTTTGTTCTTAATCGTGATGGTTCTAGATCTAGACGTTTAGGTATCGACTATGAAGACAACTATGGTCTTAAAACCACAGGATTTACTGCTGCTCAGTTAGCTACAGGTAGACAATCATTTCATCGTTGGGATACTCCAAGTGGAGATACGACTGTTTCGATTGGTGTAGTTCGTGTTAATGATAAACTTTGGTTTGTAGATCTTCTTACAAATAATCCTAGTAATAACCTTCTTAATGGAGGTAGTTCAATTTCTCTTACAGGATTAAGTGATTCTAATATTGAAACCACTGTTATTAATAATAAACTTATTATTGTTTCTAAAGATTTAGCTAAACCAGTTGTTTTAAGTTATAACAGTAGCACAGATACAGTATCTCAAAGTACAATTAGTATTGAAGTACGAGATATTTGGGGTGTGAATGATGGACTTTTAGTAGACGATAGACCAGGTAGTTTATCCACTACTCATAAGTATAACTTAAGAAACCAAGGTTGGAATCCAACTATATCGACAGTATCAGGTGCTGATGCTATTGACTATACATTTACCATTCTTGGTTCATATCCAAGTAATGCTGATGTATGGACTTTAGGTAAAATTAGTAATGCTGCTTCAGCTGATTATGAAAAATATGATCCTAATGTATTAAAGAAAAACTCTACATCTAATTACCAAGTAGCTCGTGGTAGTTATATTATTGATGCGTTTACTAGAGGTACAGAAAGACAAAATGTATCAGGATTAACTGGATTACCTTTAGATAAAGAAACAAACAATATAACTACAGTAGCATCTTATGCTCAACGCTTATTCTATTCTGGAATAAACTCTATTGTTTCTGGTGGAGACTCTAGATCACCTAACTATAGTGGTTATATCTTTTTTACACAAGTTATTCAAAGTGAGGATCAACTTGGTAAATGCTACCAAGTAAATGATCCAACTGATCCATCTATTAATGACTTAGTAGCTTCTGATGGTGGATCTATTCAGATTCCAGAAGCAACACAAATTATTAAAGTAATCTCATCACAATCATCTCTACTAGTATTTGCAGAGAATGGTGTATGGGAAGTTTATGGTGACACTGGTGGATTTATTGCAACATCATTCCAAGTATCTAAGATTTCACCTAATGGTATTATTAATCCAAGATCTATCGTAAACGTAGGTGGAAACTTTGTATACTGGTCTAAAGCTGGTATTTATTTATTAAGTCCTGATGCTGGATCTGGTCGTTTTTCTGCTCAATCTATTTCTCTTACATCTATTCAAAAGTTATATCTAGACATTCCAGATCTAGGTAAGAATCATTGTAAGGGTTTCTATGATGAGAAAGAAAATAGAGTTCGTTGGATGTATAATGATTCGACTACATATTCTACAACAAACTATATTAATAGATACACTAAAGAACTTGTACTTGATTTAACATTACAAGCTTGGTATACAAACAGTATATCTTCTTTAGCAAGTAATTCTCCAGCGATTATAGATTATATTGAGATACCAGGTTACGCAGTTTCTACGGCAGAAAGTACAGTAGAAGTAGGAACAGATGATGTTATTGTAACTTCAGGTACTACTGTAGTGATTACAGATACTATTTTAACTAATCGTAGTTCTTTATTTAGTTTCTTAACTATGGTTGGTTCAAGTTTTACTATTTCTAAATATAACAGTTCTTCCTTTACGGATTGGAAAACAGCAGGATCAGGTACTGGTGCAAATTACTCTAGTTATCTTGTTACAGGTTACGAGTTATTCAATGATATTATGCGTAAAAAACAAGCACCTTATATCTTCTTCTACTTTAAACGAACAGAAGATGGCTATAGTTTATCAGGAGCTAGTTTGATTTTAGATAATCCTTCTTCATGTTTAGTACAAGCTCAATGGAATTGGGCAGACTCTGCTAATAGTGGTAAGTGGGGTAATCAATTCCAAGCATATAGATTATTAAGAAACTATATTCCAAGTGGTGTAGGTGATCCATTTGACTATGGTGATTCTGTGATTGTAACAAAGAATAAATTAAGGGGCTCAGGTAAATGTTTAAGTTTAAAGATAGAATCTGAAGCTGGTAAAGATATGAAATTACTAGGATGGGGTATCTCAGCATCAGCTACAAGTAACGTTTGATGGAAATACTTTACGCTGAAGAAGGTAATGGTTTTGTTGGTTTGTCATTTGATGACCGACTACAAGTTTGGATAATGCACAATGAGCTTAAAGCTTGGAGTGTATCAGAATTTAAACGCTATAAAGAAGTGTTTAAACAGATTAGAATGATGCTACGAGAACGAGGTATCTACGAAGTTTATGGTCTTGTAGATAATCAAAAGTCATTAAAGTTTAATAAAATGTTTGGTGCTCTTCCGACAGGTGAAGTAGCAACAACTGAAGATGGTATAGTCAATATAATAACAAGGTTGGAGGTTTAATATGAAACATAAAAATGTAAGAAAAGTAGGGTATGGTGGTGCAGTTAAAGCTGTCACAAGCGTAGTTAGTTCTGTGGCTAAAGCTATACCAGCAGTGTCTCAGTTTATTCCAGGAGCTAATGTATTGAGTGCCCTTAGTTTTGGAGCTCAACTATTCTCTGGTATGCAAGAAAGAAAATATGCAGGTAAAGCTGCAGAAGCTTCTCAAAGACAATTTGAACTACAAAAACAAAAAGCAGAACAAGAATCTAGATACCAAGAAGTTCTAGCTCAAAGACAAAGAGCAGCTTCTACTAGAGAACAACGTATTCGTATTGGTAATATTGTAGCTCAAACTGGTGGAACTGGTTTAGGTATGGGTGGAACTTCTGCTTTTACAGGTTCAGTAGGAGCACTTTCAACTCAAGGTGCTGCTAATATTGGTAACATTAACGTAGCTGAATCTACAGGTCAAACTTTATCAAATATTAATCAACAGATAGGTGGAGCTGCCTCAGAACAATATACTGCTCAATCTCAACAACAAGGTTGGAGACAAATTGGAACAATGGCTTCTAATTTCCCAACATCGTTTGGTAATATCTTTAAGACTACTGAGACTACTTAATTTAGGATTATCTAATGCAATTCGAAGAATACGAGTTACCTCTTGAACCAATAAATGTTGTTCCTGTTATGCCTGAAAAACAGGCTAAGGAAACTGCATTTTACACTACAGCTATCAATAAACCTGCAGATATGATTGCTGGTTTTAATGAAGTAGTAGATGATTTAGTAAGACAAGGGTACTCGCAAGCTTATGCTAATACTAAAATTAGTTGGGCTAATGAACAACAAGCCAAGGACAAAGTAGTTATAGCTGATCTTATCAACGATCCAACCATTGATAAACAGACTAAACTTAAAGTTCTTAATGGCTATACTACTGGTGATTATATCTCTACTGATATAAGAGATAAGTATGTTCAAGATACAGCTATTCTAGATATTGCAGATACACATATTGATAGATCTGCTCAAGATCAGATTGTAGAAGATCTTAATGCAAGTATTGCTAAAATAGACGAAGTTAAGAAAGCTCCAGTTACTATGTCAGCTAGACAAGTAGCTAAAGAAATACCTAAGATGGCTTCTGGTGAAGCTTTAGCTATTGTAAATCTAATTACTTCTCTTCCTAACTTTGCTCTTGCTACAAGTGGAACTGTAACTGATTTAGTGCGTCAAGCTCTTAAGAGTAAGAATCCAGTAGACTGGGAAGCAGCTATTAAAGCTGGTCAAAACTTTGCAGAGAATGATCCATTAGCTTCTGTCTTTGACTGGAGATTACAGAACGTAGCTAAATTTGCTGGTGTAGAAAAAGAATATAACAATGCTGCTACATCTAAAGCTTTTGAGTCTATTGGTAATGCGATTGATTTTCTTGATGAGAAACTTGCAAATGGTCCTATCCTTCCTCCAGGTGCGTTTAAACGAGGTCAATTTAAAGTTCTTACAGATGCTTTCTTATTAACTACACCATTTACCAAACCTTATTTAAAAGCAGGTTTTGATAACCTTAGACATAAAGTAGGTAGTGCTTGGGATATAACAACTACTGCTAATCCTAAAGTTGCTAAAGAAATGGCAATCAATACTATCAAAGATCCTGATGGTGCGTCATTTGCTGATGCTGCAGGTACGACTGTAGAAGCTGTAGTAGCTGAGAATGTTCTACCAGATTATATAGAAAGATCTAAACCTAAAGTAGAGCCTGATGTTAATGATCGTTTAGCTATTGAATTTAGTGATCCTGATCCTAGAGTACAAGCTAAGATTGACTTACTCTTTGATGATAACATCATTAATAAACAAGAACGACTCATTGATTATGAGCGTAGAGCTAATATTCATCAAGGAACTAAACTTTACTACAATCAAGCTAACTCACATTTTAACATGATTGATACTCGTCTTGAAGGTAAGATGGTATTTACTCAAGGTCCAGATTACGCATTTACAACTAAGAAAGCTGTTACTAATGCAGTAGATGAACTAACAAAGAATATTGCAGAGCTTGAAGCTAAAGATCAAGGTAAAGTATTTGTTAGAGATATTAAAACGAATACTCGTTATACTCCAGAACAATTTGACAAACTTAACAAAACTCGTGGTCAGTTTAATGTTGAGTGGGAATTTAAAAAGAACTACAAACTTCTAGACAATGAAATCCTAGGTCAAGGCTTAGCAGATACTAATATCTCATTCTTTGGCTTTGGTGGCAACATTGGTAACGCTCTTAAACGATCAGTTGTTGGTGAGTATCTATTCAGTACTGGTGCTACTGCAGGTTGGTATGAAAGAGCTAGAGCCGCTCTAAGTCCTAAAGCAGGTAGAACTAAAGCTGATATTACTGTTCAATTAAATTACCTCATTGATACTAACAAACCATTACACAAAGATATTCGTGCTATGGTTAATCAAATGGAAGTAGAAGGTAAAGATTTATTCTCTACTGCTGAGTTATCTAGAAACCATCCTAACCTTACAACAACACAGATTGCTAAGTTAGATGAGATCCAACAAGCTTGGAGAGCTACACAAGACACACTCTTTGATATTACTAATCAAGGTGAAAAGACTAGACTTATTAATGCAGGTTACGATAAAGGTATCTATGTCAATAAAGAATATAAAGGTGCTGTAAAACAAGTATTTAATCTTCTTGATGACGAAGTACCTACTAAAGTCCTAGACTTTGAAACAGGTCAAATCGTAGACTTTAAAGCAGATAAATCTAAAGGTAACGCTGCTAATTCTAAAGGTCAACAACTTGTTAAACTTGATGGTAAACATGTCGTAGATAAAGCTGCAGTAGAATATGGTCTATTAAGTAAGAACGCAGAACTAGGTATTTTACCACAAAGAGTTTTAAACAAATTACCTGGACACAACTATAAAGAATATAAGAGTCATTTCTTTGTCGAAGTAAGACCTAAAGTTATTGAGTTAAATGGTAAGGTTCTACAAAAAGGTGATCCAAGATATAATGAATTTGTTAAAGTAAAAGGTACTGCTACGACTCGTTACGAAGCAGATATGCTTGTTGAACAACTAAGACAAGAACTTGGTGGTGACTTTGATGTTCTAGAACCAAGACAAGCTAGAGAAGGTTCACTCACAGACTTTACTGCTGAGTATAAACTTACAGAAGATAACTATAGAAATGCTCTATCTCGTAACCAAGACATCAGAACAGTACAAGGTGATTCAGTTCTTGTTGATCCTTTAGAGGCACTTAATAACGCAGCAAATCGTATTTCTAGAACTGCAGCTTACAGTCAATTTGATAAAGCATTTAAAGAAGCTTATGTAAGAGACTTCAAACCTGTACTACGAGGTGGTGAATTCCCTACATCTTTAGATGATATTAGTATTGCTGGTAAAGAAGCTGCACCTGAACTAAGAACTATGGTTAAAGATGCTCAAATGGTATGGAATCGTCATACTCATTTCCAAAATAGAGCAGCAGGTTCAGTAGATAGATTCATGCAAAACTCTTTACATGGTCTAGCAGATGTATTTGAAAAGGTTAAATTTAAAGCAGGATCAGATTTAGCTAGAAGAACTGGTGATCTTGGTGCTTATCCTATTACTGGATTCCCTAAGAAACTAGCTTCATTGGCATTGATTACTTATCAATTCCCATTACGTCACATGGTTATCCAACCTATGATGTTCTATGAGCAATCTATTGTCTTCCCAAGTACGTTTAAACAGACTATGAAGAAGACTCCTATTGCTGTGATGGAGTTACTCAGTGGTCATCCTACATTAAGAGAACATGGTACTAGACTTAAAGAGTTCTTAACTAAAGAAGAACGAGTAGAGTTTGATAAAGAGATTAAAGCTTTAAGAAGTATTGGTGTTTTAGAATCTATTGACCAAAACTTAGCTGTAATGGAAGTACTTAAAGGTAAGACAGTATCCTTAGCTGAAAGATCTACTTTAACTGGTAAAGCATTTGGTGCTCTTAAAGATGTAGGCACAGCTACTACCAATGTATTTAATCGTTATGGCTTTACAGCAGGTGAATTAACTAATAGAGTAGGTCTATTCTTACAAACTAAAGAAAGATGGAAAGCTGCTCATCCTGGTGAAAGATGGGATACACCACAAAATATCCAAACAATAGCGTTTGAATCTTGGAAACAGTCAGGTGCGATGACATCTTCAGGTGCATTAGCATTCCAAAGATTACCTTTACTTGGCTTTGTAACACAATTCCAAGCAATTAATCTTAAAGGTTTTATGAACCTTATTCAAGATAATGCTACTAATTTAAGCAAAGTAGATAGAGTTAAACTTACTGCAGCTAGAATGTTAATCCATGGTGTAGAATATGGAGTTCCTCTTGGTGGTGGTAAACTCTTATATGATTACTTTATAAGCAGTGAAGATGAAAGTATTGTAGAAAATGCAGAACTTTTAAGAAGAGGTGCTCTTGACATTATTACTAATGATGTAATGCAATTAATTACACAAGGTGAGACTGATTTCTCATTAAGTGAAAGTTCATCTATCAATGCAACTAACTTTTTTGCTGATATTCTAAAAGAACAAATTAACTTCTATAGATTCGTAACAGGTGATCCTAGAGTACAGAAACCTAATATTCCATCTGTCTCTGTAGCTATCAGAGCTTATGAAAGATTCCAAACTGCAGCTGATATATTTGCATATAATGAAGTGACTGGTGATTCTTTCTTAAAGAGTATTGGTGAGATAGCTCAGATTACTTCAGCTGGTAATAACTTTACCAAAGCTATGACTGCTCTAGCTGGTGAAGAACTTATCACCAAGAATGGTTATAATAAGGATTTAAAACTTACAACTGGTGAAGCGATTGCTCAGATGGCTGGCTTTAAGACTAGACGAGAACTAGATCAATGGAAGATTGAAGAACTCAAGATGACCAGAGAACAAAGAATTACTGAAGCTATTGATGGCTTTGATAAGGAAATTATCCATGTTCTAAAGAATGAACCTTCACCTGAAAAGTTCTTTGGTATCATTAATATGCAAATTAGTGCGATGGAAAAAACAGGTAAGTTCTCTCCTGGTGAGATGGATCGTATTGTTAAAGGTATTATGGAAAGAGATAGACGTAGATTCGATTCAGATAAGACAACAAGCTTAATTAATTATATAATGAATACGGATGCTATGGATGCAGATATGAGAAACATTATCAATCGCTTCTCTGCTTCTGGAGATCCAGTAGTTAAAGACTTAGTAAAAAGAATTAAAGAAAATAGTAAACCACAACAAGATATATTTAAGGAATAATTATGGCAAAAGCACCTGACTTTCAACAAATCATGCAAGAGTATAACGTAAAACCTTACGTTGCTGAACCTATTATAAATAAAGCTCCTGGCTTACGAGCAGGTGCTGAACTAGGAGCTATTGCTGATATAGGAGGAACAATCATTAGAGGTGTTCAAGCTTATGATAAAGCTAAAACTCTTGAAGGTGTAACACAACAAGTTAATGATATTGTTAATGAACAACAACAAAGAAGTCTTGGTGGTGTAGCTTCTCTTGAAAAAGATGTTGTGGGTACTCAAGCTCAAATGGAACAAGTTAAGAAAATGGCTGGATATGATGAGACCTATCCAATCATGCTTAATCAGCAATTAAGTAAAGATGTTGCAGGTATTCAGAATGTACTTACTGATAAAGCTGATCGTTTAGTAAGAGCTAAAAACCAAGGAGTCATGACTGAGTTTGAACTTAAAGAAAGACTTTCTAAAATTACTCGTGAAGCTTTAGCGGCTAATCCAGCTTATGCTCGTGAGATTGCTTCTCATGTAGCTACTATTGCTGAAGTTAATAACTTATCTGCTAGAGTAAGTCAAGATGTTAATATTATTAAACAACAACAATCTTCTTTCGATGCTCAAGTTAAACAACTTGAAACTCAAGCTCTTCAAAATGAAGTAAATATTTATAGTCCTAAGTATCAGAATCCAGATGGGTCTAGAAACTATGACAAAATTGCTCAAGATACAGGTGAAAAGATAGAGAAGAAAGCTTTATTTAATGCTGTTGACCAATCAGTTAAAACTAATCAAGCTATCTCTAATCTTAATGCTCAACAAGTATCTGATTCAGGTCTTCATTATAAAGTTACAGATGCTGTGACTGACAATATTAATTCTCAGTTTGATAAGATTCTTAAAGATCCTAATATTAAAGATAAAAATATGGCATTTACACAAGTAGCTAACAACGCTACAATTTTAGCTAGAAGAGCATTTGTTATTAACAATGTAAATCCTGATGATCCTAGAATTAAACCAGCTCTAGACTTATTTGATAGTCAATTAAAACTTATTCAAGAGACTTATAGTAAACAAGCTAATGGTACCTATACAGCTGAACAAGCTAAAAATAGACTTGATACTCTAGTTAATACTAAGAAGTATGAAGCTTATACTAAGATGCCATCACTTATTGAATTAGATTTGACTGCTGGTATTCTTGATAAGATGTCAGATAGAAATAGAGCTAAATACCAAGTAGAGTTTGATAATAAAATCAAATCAATTTTAGATATTCCGCCACAAGCTATTGGAACTGATTATGATAAATCAGATGCTGCCTTTAGCACTAAAGCAGGTGGAAAAGATACTGTTGCTAAGACATTACTCGATGCAAATATCAATAAAATTGCTACTGAAAAACAAGGAGGTACTGAACTAGAAACTACCCTATCTAAATATATAGCCAAATTGGATACTAATCCAGCTACTGGCAAACAAATTACACAAGACTTAATCAGGTCTTTAGCTAATCCACAGTTTAAACAAGCTGTCTCTGAAATAAAAGACCCAGCTATTTTATCAGGATTACAAAGACATATCTCTGACTATGTACCATTATTGAATAACGCAGTTAATCAGTTTAGGATTACCAATCCAGGTAATTTAAACGTGACATTTAATGATAAAGATGGTACTATTGTCGTTACTGGTACTGACCAAGATGCACGATCAGTTAATCAGTTTAACGCACAAACTGTAAGGAGTATCAATGAAACATTTACTGCTTTCTATAATACTAGCGGTCTTTCTTTATCCGAGGCTAGGGTACAATTCTACGGAAAGTTACCATCACTCGTACCTACAGGATCTTTGGATAAAAAAACCTCTGAGTCTACAGTAAAAGGGGCATCTGTAGACTTAGTTATCCCCAAGTTAGCTCAAGTTGAGTCTGGCAATAAACATACCGATGACCAAGGTAAGCTTGTTAAGTCACCTACTGGAGCATTAGGTAAGTATCAAATCCTTCCATCCACAGCTAAAGATCCAGGTTTCGACATCAAACCTATTCCTGATTTAGCTAAAGCACCAGAAGCTGAGCATAAACGCTTTGCTACTGATTACTTATCAGCTATGTTAAAAGAGTTTGGTGGAGATATGGAGAAAGCTTTAGCAGCTTATAATGCAGGACCTGCAGTTGTAAGAAATGCTATTGATATTGATCCGATCAACTGGAAGCAACATATTACAGCTGAAGCTAAAACTTATATCAATAAATTCGCATCCCTATAAAAAAATAAGGCTATAACAAACAACTCTAATCAGGGAGAGGCAGCCCTAATAGAATTCTTACGTCTGCTATAGCCTTAAGGGACGATTAAACTACTTTGATTATCATCACAGGTAGGTTCTTCTTTTGAGTATACTTGATACCATATTCAGTACCTTTACTCTTACCATCCCATATTACCAGAACCTTATCTGCATTGTCAATCATTTGTTTATTTCTAATGAAGAAATATTTACTACTAAACTCTACCGTTTGATCTATTAAATGATACGGTAAAAACTCTACAAAGTCAAATCCATTTGCTTCTGCATACTTCTTTGACAATTGATCTACACCTTTAGCACCACCTGATATAAACGTAGGCTTGCCATTGGTTTGTTCTTTTACGAATCTATCTATAATAGGAAAGACAACTTCTGCTTTGTCAACACTACGGCTTCCTATGATACATACCTTCATACTTGAGGTTTCTCTTTACAGAATTGTAATCTTACAATAAAAAGATCTAAAAGTAAATAGTGGTAATCACTATCTTCTACAATCTCAAAACCTACATTTACACCACAGATTAACTCAGCACCGATTATCATATTATCTCCTAGATTTCACAAGTTCCACCAGTACAAGCTAATGTCTGTGCACCTGTAGTATTATCTTCTTCTTCTTTAAAATTTTCCCAATCAATAACTTTAGGAGTCTTTGCAAGAAGCTCTTCGTATTGCTCTTTAGTACAATCTTCGTAAGGAGCTTGTTGATATGTATGATTAGAGTGTGGTAAGAATGATACACCACTAATCTCATCAAAGTGTTTCCATACCCATGCACCTACTTCAACCCAGTCTTCATCTTTAACAGAGATAGTTACTGAAGGTTTATGTTCACACCAGTGACGTTGATAGACCAACCAATTGTCTAATTGTTCAATTGAGTTCTTATCATTTCTAAGAATAGCATTTTTAGGTGCCATCATTGGGAATGAGAACACTGCTGTAGAGTCAGGTCTAAACACTTCATCTTCTACTGCAACACCTTTGTCTTTGAGATAGTGATAGATTGGATCTTTTTTATCCATGCGTATGCGTCGAATATAAAAGTCATTGTGACGAGCATGGATACCACTAGCGGAATCAACCAACTGCGATACAGTCCCTGAAGGCTTAACACAAGTGATAGAAGTAGAACATGGTATACCAAGTTTCTCAGCATACTCTTCATTTGTTTTTCTAGCGACATCTCTTAACCTTTCTAACATCTTAGGATCAGGATTACTTGTAATCTCAGCATCCATAATACCAGTTAAACTAACACCAAGAAGTCTTTCTTCTTCAGTATTCTTTTTCCATTCAGAAGATAAGAATTGGAAGTTAGTTAAAGTTGACTGAATTGTACCGAGTATTGTTGCGAGTCTAACTTTCTTGACAAGTGTAGGCTCGGTATCATTTGCTCGTACAACCACTTCCGTAAGGTTGCAGAATTGTTTATCACGCAAGATAATTTCTGAGCATGGATTGGTTCCGTAACTGAGAGTTGGATCTCGTCTTCCCCACTTATTTGCTTGATTTTGAGCAGCAATACGATTAAAGATTCCACGTTCACCTGACTTGGATTTAACCAAAGATAGCCACTCTTCCATGAAAGTTTCACTATCTGGTCGCTCTGTGTAGGCAACTGAGTTATTTGCGAGTCCTCTGTGTGGATGATCATTATACCATGCTCCCATTTTAGCTTCACGCATACGTCTATCAGTAAGATTAGATAGAGAAATAAGTGCTGATCTTCTTACACCACCTACTACTACAATCTCACCAATCATACACATAATGTCGTGAACTTCGATTGATGTTAATTTACGACCTATAGCTTGTTTAAACGTCTCAACTACAAAGTCAAATAATTTCTTAAGAGGTTCAGGACCACTAGCACGACCTCCAAATACTTTAAGTCTTGTGCCAGCAGGACGAACTTTACTGAAATCAAATGTAGGAATATCTCCTTCCCATAAAGAAGATAAAAGTTTTTTAAATGCTTTAGCCCAACCTAGCTTACTGTCTTCTACAAATATTACATCATCACAGTATTTTAGCTCAGCAGGTACTTCAGGAAGTTTAGAAATCTCTTGACGTTCACAAGAGAATCCAACTCCTGTACCGTTCATGAGTATATATAGAGCTTCACTAAAAGCACGTTTATTATTAACAGCAAGATAACTACAGTTATAAGCAGCGATATTATCTCTTTCACAGGCTTCTCCAGCAGTCATGAGTAATCTCATAGATGGCATGACTTCTAAGTTTAAAACAGCACTATGTAAATCTTTCCAATCATCATCAGTTAAATCTACTTTAGTACGAAGGTAATCAGTTAATCTTGTTACAGTTTCATCCCATGTCTCACGTCTATTCTTTTCAGGAATGAATCGAGCATATCTGCTCATCGCAATTACTTCTTGGTAAACACTTGGTAAACTACTCATATATATCGTATTCCTCTTCTTCGTTATCAATCTCTTTTGCAAGAGCATCCATGTTGTCTTCTATTTTATCTTGAAACTTTTCTACTATTTCTTCTGAAGTTATGTTAAGTAATTCTAATAACATAGTTTCATCGTACTTCTTTAAGTGCTCACAAATTTCTTCAAATGTTAATTGCATTTTAGTAGTGCTCACCTGTATTACCATTTTGACCTATGACATCTATTCTAGTAACTTGTTGAACTTCACCTGTAGATTTATTAAGTTCGTATTCAGGCAACATGTCTTCTGTTGTTAGCTTCTGTTCCTTGATTCTCTTTCCGAAAATACGATCCCAATTGTCTTGTCCATCCTTGGATAAGGGTTTTGACACGAGCCTTGCTCCCGTGTGTTCGTTCTGACTTGCCATATTCTAACTCCTTTAATAACTCTACATAGTGTATAACTTTATCTAGATCTTCTAGACCATTCTTTTCTCTCCATCTACAGATATATTTTATCACATTACCTTCTATAAATGGAATTTTATTCTTTGTAATAAATTCGATAGGTTGTATCTCAAACTGCTTGTAGTGATTACCACTTACTTGCTTATCTAGTGCACTCATTTTACTCCTCCATGTCATCATAAAACCGTTTAAACATATAAAATACTAATACCAATAAAGGTAGTATAATTATTATATGTAAAACGTATCCAATAAATTCTTCCACCATAATATTATACCCTGTTTAAACAACTTTGTCAAACAAATTTTTCTTTATTTAACATTAAAACTTCACATATTTCATCTGCAATTTGTCTAAACTTTTCTTCATGTTGATTATAATCAGTATGTCCATTATAAAACAAATACAAATGAACCATTTCATGAAGTAAAGTCTCATTAAGTAAATGGAAGTTATTGTTATAAGTAGTGATTTGTATTCTCATTGGATAAGGAATAAACATACCTAAATAATCCTCGTCATTAGTCACTTCAAACGTAACTTTTCTAGCTGGAGGCATACGTTTACTACAAAAAGGAGGAAGTGTTATATAGCAATCATATAACTTACGAAGGAATCTTTTATCTAGTATTTGACTCATAATCCAAGGTTAGCCTCCACTAAAAGTTTGCTATCATACTTCTTTACATTAGTAACTTTCTTAATATTCTTTTCATCAGCAATCAAAGGAATGATGTCTACGTTATGGTGTTTATTCTTGAGGTCTTTAAACCAAGAGAGTTCAGTCGGCTCACTCGTAAGTATACCATACCAAACTAAGTTACCTTTACTATCATATTCTCTAATTAACCAGGCTAAGGGCTTCATACATTCACCAACTTTAAATCACCTTTAACTTTAAGATTCTTATTATCTCTGAACCAATTACCACAGCTACGGCATTGATAACGTTGATATTTGCCTGCCGAAGTCATATTATACCCTCTTCGCTGGAAATTCTTAGAAGTACAGGTAGGACAACATAAGTCAGTGCCTTCAACAAGGTTACGGTTAAGATGATTCTTTATCCAAGGTTTAAATCTTTCATACACTTTCTCAAGAAGTATAACATCATTACGATTATATTCTTCCATGATCTTCCAAGCTTTAGGTATACCTGCCATACATTGAACCCATAACTCATGTCCACTGTGTTCTGTTTTCTTACCAAGACCTAGCTGTTGAGCAACATAGTCTAACTTATTAGATACAAATCTAAAGCGACCTTTAGCTACAGTTAATAAGTCAATCTCTTTAAATGGTGCAGGAGGAAACATTCCATGTAAGAGAAACTCTTTGTTGAGTGATGGTATATCGAATCGTTTACCGTTGTAGTGTATGACAGCATCGGCTTCATCAAGAAGCTTATGGATACCTTCTAGCATCTTTTTGTCACCTGACTTCTTCACAGAATCAAAGACCATCTTCTTATCACCGAGCCACTTCGCTGCATAGCACATAACATACGATGACTCTTGAAGTTGATTGATACCAATGTTCTGATCCCAGATACCCCACACATGAGCTACATTAGGAGCCATCTCAATATCTAATAGTAATATCTTACTCATTCTATTCCTCCTTAGAATAAATCCAGTTAGGATTCCACATACCACGATGTAAATCGTTTTTAAATCCGTCTTCTTTTAACATCTTCTCAAACTTCTCTTGCTTATCTTTTGGTAATACTGAAGGGTACTTTACGTTGTTATCAATTACATACTCATAAGCTGAGTAGGTAGCTGATAGTGGTGTGTACATATTATCTATATTTAGGAATTCCATTATGATATTTTACCTCCATTGTTTATGTAGTAATCAAGTTCATCTTGAGCAGATTCTTGATCTTGTAGTTGAATAGTACCACTGTGAATTAACATTTCAATAGCCAAATGTATAAGATATTCTGCTTCGTCTTCACTTACACTAAACTGAAAGTCATAACCTCCACGTTCATTTTTCACACAGTTTTTGATAATCACGAAGCCAGTCCTTTCTGAAGTCTAACCACAGAAACCCTTGAGCTTCTGCCCACATAGCATAAGTTGTTTTACTTCTTTTAGTTAATTTGTTATCAGGATTTTGAAATAGAAATATAATAATAATGTTAGGATTGCACTGTTTAAACCACACCATTTTCTTTCTAGTCTCGAGATCAAGCTTACCCTTAGCTTCAATAAATATATTCCTACGACCAGTTTTAAAATCAGGAGTGTAAGTTCTTTCTTGCTCTGGTTGTACATATTTGTATTTAGTAGGTTCATATTTAACCGTTGGGAATACTTTCTTTAACGAAGCCCAGACTTTCTCTTCTAGTTTACTTTTGAATGTTGGCATCAAATCTCTTTTTCCAATCGTCATCTATAGATCTAAGTATCCATAGAACTCTTGCGTTCATAATAAATTCATCATCATTACCATATAAATTTCTTACGATATTGAACATCTCTTGTTCTGATTGGCAACCAGCAAGCATAACCTTTGCCTTCTTCTCACCAATCTTTTCAATACCTTTTATGTTATCTGAAGTATCACCTTTAAGACATTGTTCGTAGAAAAGACGAAGACCCTCAAGTTCTGTTTGTTCAACAAATCTGTCAGGTCTTGTCCAACCTTTACCACTAATTTCCCAGGAGAAGTGAGAACCTGGTACTTGTAGTAAATCTTTATCTAATGTACAAATAATTGTTTCATTAGTTTGGTTAATTGCTAGAGCATCATCTGCTTCTAAACCATCAGG